AGGAGGTCATGATGGCGTATAGCTACCCGTAGACACGAAAGTGTCAATCCGGCGCCCTTGAGTATTTCAAGGCATCATGGTCCCTAAGGGGAGGTCTATGCAATGCATACCAATGCATTGTTATTACAAGGAGGTTGCCAATGAGCACTAGTAATCGAACACGGACATCGAATAGCAGCGTGCCGACCTTTCGTACAGAAGTTTTTACGTACGTCTGGCCGCCATACGGGCATTCTAATGTTTTCCAGCGAAGTTTTACTGGATCCGTGAGCACTGTGACTGATGTCGTTACTCCGAACTTTCGAAAGATTCAGAAAGCCGGTGGTATCGTCTTAAGTCCAGTAAACGTTTCGAGAACTACGCGATCATTTTCATCTGGCAGTCAATCAGCATCCACAGGATCTTCGTGGGCTGGTTCAATGTCAGGTGATATGATCAACATGCTCCAAGGAGTCCCTGAGTTACCGAATATGAACGTTACATCGGTAAGCACTAATGCTCTGCTGCTTCAGGCAATCGCCAAAGCTAAGAGTGCTGGTGTACTATCAGGGGAAATCGCTGCTGAATTTGGCGCGACGCTCCGCATGTTGCGGCGACCCTTCTCGGGTGCCACTAACCTTATAGCTGAAATAGCTACGAGGAAGAACTGGTATCTGCAGAAGAAAAAATCTATGACGGCTATCAAGGCTGCGGCATCTGCCTGGCTTGAGAAACGTTATGGATGGAACCCTCTTATATCTGACTGTAGTGATATAGTCAGAACGATTAACTCTCAACATGAGAATATCGTCAAGAGGCGCCTTGTGTCCCGGGCTGGCAGTTCTGTGACAAATAAATCATCACAGTCCTGGCCAATCCAAGTTAATTCTGGCGGCGGTCGTGCGTCAGAAGGGCGCGTTTCACGGGAAATCAAAACTTCCGTGAACGTTGGCATCATCTACGAGATAATAAATCGTAGCACCTCTGCACAGATAGCTAGAGCGTTGGGGCTTGATGCCACTTCGCTTCCTGCCACTGTGTATGAGTTGATGCCCTTCTCGTTTGTTGCAGATTGGTTTACCAACATCGGTACTTGGATTCAGGCTTCGACACCTGATCCGAGTATGTCTGTTTTGGGAAATTGGGTGACAACCGTGTCGAATTCTGACAGAATAACGTCAGGAACATCTTCACGACCATCCAATGTACCGGCAGGCGACCAATGGTGGGAGGGCTCTTACGGAAGTGAAACTGTAAATCAGTTTGACTACGTTCGAGTTATCAACCAGCTTGTGACTTACTCACCTGAAGTGACGAACATCGTACCGTCACTTCTACACACAGCTGATGGCTTAGCCTTGATTGCCCAACGTCTTGTTGGGTCGTTAGGACCACTTCGTCATTAGTGAAATGGAGGAAATAGAATATGGGACTGAAAACAATGTCTCTCCTGTCCGCAGCCACGATCACACCTTCTGGCGGGACCGCCCTTGTGTTTGCCGATGATGGCCAAACCATTCCTAACGGATTGCACCTGATAGTTCCGGCAGATGCCGACTATCAGACTCGAAGGAACGTAACGGTAAAATACCGTCTACCGACTCTCGATGCAAAAACCGGCGTTTATGGAAAGGACAAGAAGAGCGTTAGTCTTGCGCTTCCGATGGTCCTCTCCACTGGTCAAGTTGTTTTTAACGTGATCAGAATTGAACGCGAAGTGCACCCGTCTTTGTCAGCTGCCAGCTGCGTCGAGCTCAATAAGCTCGGTGCACAACTGCTAGTTGATACGGATACGGATGCCTTCTGGGCAACCGGCTCTTTAACTTGAGCCGGGTGAATTCTCCTCACTAAAACCATTGGAGGAAGACATGGTGAAACAGCCACAAAAGCAGGCTGCAAAAAGGTGGTCTGCCGAAGTGATGATGCGAAACGTTGCATCATCCTTGGTCAGGGATTTCCAAATAGCTCTTGCGGATCCGTCGTATTGCAAACATCTACCTGATATTTTAGAACAGGCAGATTTAGACGTGATTCGTGAAGCTATACCGGCGGCAGTTGATACTGGTGATACAACCGCATATAAGTTCAAATGCGATTACCAGTTGAGTTCTGTCTTAAAGAGGTTCAGGTTTGAAAAAGACCTGTTTACGGACGAAGAGTTGACCAAGAAGGCGATTCAATCCTTCTTGGCAACACAAAGTCGTGTACGCGAAGTTGACTATGACGAGTTCGATGCATTTACGAATTTCGTTCTAGACTCAGCTCGCACTTACATTGGCCAAGTACTAGGCCCGTATGACGATGAAGAACATCGTACCCTCTGCCGTTTTGGAAAGCGGGCATCCGTAGGAGTTCCGGCGCGTAAAGCCTGTATGGCTGCGCGCTTCGAGCTTCCTATTTCCGGATCCTCTGAACAAATTACTTGGTTCGAGTCAGAGATGGCTCAGGATGTGTTGGTCCAAGATTATTGGGCGGCACAGCGGGAAAGTGACCCTGAGAAGCGGTCCACCTACCAGGTAACGAGTTCGCTGGCGCTGACGTTAGTCCCCAAGTCGTTTAAATCTTTGCGCTCAATTATGCCGAATACGACAATAGGCTCTTATATGAGCTACGGTCTAGGCGAGATGTTGCGCAAAAGGTTAAAGCGGAAAGGCTACGACATCCGGACTCTTCAACAAGAGCACCGGTGCTTAGCGAGATCTGCATCTGTTTCCGGGAAACTGGTAACAGCTGATCTCTCTAGCGCGTCCGATTCAATCACGGTCGCGTTAGTCGCGCGACTCTTCCCAGGTGACTGGTTGCACATATTGAACCAGTCACGTATTGGGAGAGTTACGCTTCCTGATGGCTCAGAGATACAGAGTGAAACATTCTGTACAATGGGCATTGGGTACACTTTCCCTTTGCAAACGCTGGTTTTCCTGGCGCTCTTAAAAGGCATCGAAGCCGCCATTTTTAAACGGTGGAATCGAAAGACCATCTCTGTCTATGGTGACGATATGATTTATGATTCGTCAATTCATGGTGGAGTGATCAAAGTCTTTAAGGACATCGGCTTCGTGTTGAACGTTGAAAAAACGTTTGAGACGGGCCGATTCAGGGAATCCTGTGGAGGTGATTACTTCCACGGGGTGGACGTTCGACCGTTTCAGCCAAGAAACGGTTCTGCGAATTTAGGGTCAAAACCCTATGAAGCCATGCTGTACAAGTTCATCAACGGCATTCTGCTGAGATGGACTACGCATGAAGTTCCGGTGACCTTAACTTACTTGTTTCACCAGGTACAAAAAGTCGTTGGGAAAGCCAAATTGGTTCCTTGCGACTACCCTGATGATGCCGGAGTGAAGGTCAGTCTCAGTGACTATCAGTACTTTAGTCACTTCGTATGTGCCTACCCAGTTAAAGTTGGGCATGGTTTGTACAGATTCTCATATCTCCGGCTGAAAAGCAGGGAGAGACAGGAGGATCGCCATGTTCCATACTACTGGGAAAGACTACGCGGGTACTATTCTCATGATCCTTTCATTCATGAGCGTATTTACCCTGGAGACGGTCCGTCTTATGCAGGCAATCATTCTGATTGTCCGCAAATTTCGGATATTACGCAAACTCTTATCACAAGAGATGCGCAACCGGTTACAACGTTCCGGAGTAAAATATCCGGGCGGCGCTTCCGCAGACAAGTGACCTTTGTGGTAGAATCACACTCGGGTCGCTACATGCGTCAGTCAGGG